CGTTAAAGGATCCCCCCGTCACCTGGCTGCCTAAGCATTACCATGACGAGGTCTGGCACACGATTACGATCTTCGTGCACCGCCGCTCCGCCTAAGTCCATTTCTGGTTGCGGAGCTCAAACGTGTCGCGGCTGCTTTCGCAGCGCTTGCGACACAAGAGAGACCATTTCACATGGGCTCAGACTTATTAGGATTCGCTTTCGGATACCCGATTGCGAACTGCCTGATCTGATGCCTAGTGATTTGAATAGGTTCCTCTCTTATCTTCTCCTTCAGGGGAGGGAACGGGCTGCTGTGGTGTTTCCTAGGAAACAGTCTCGCTTGCGAGACGCCCATGGCTTCCTTCCTCTGATGCGTATGCTGAAACACGAGCGATGGGAGTTTGCCCATTCCGTCGCGTCAATTAAACGCAGCCTTCCTCAAGGCTGTAGGCAGCATACGCCTTCCGCGCGTCCTGCTTGGGAGCAGAACGCGTTCTCCATACCCCCCTCCTCTTCGCCCGAGTACCTTCGGTTCGTGAGAACTGAAGTGTCTCGTATCTTTCCTTATGGTTGGGATCGGAACTATGCCGATTTTGTTTGGCGTCATGTGCCCAACCCTTCCGCCAGGATGTCCTGCCCTCGCGCAGACATGTACTGGTGTGGAAAAGGAAAAGATTTCCGTAGGCAGTGCCTGACGGGTCGATCAGTTCCGATCGATCAGCCCGTTTTGGCCCGGTATAAGGAAGTGATGAGTGCCGGTAAGTGCAGACCGCTCGTTATCTATGACGAGTCCACAGAAGTACTGGCTCCCTTTCACAAAGTCCTGGATTCTCATCTCATGAGTATGCCATGGCGCCTTGTCGGACCACCTACGGAGGCGAAAATTTCATCTGCCTGTGTTTACCCTTGCCAAACCTCGGTAGATTTGGTAAGCGCCACAGACAACCTGTCACTTGAGGTGACAGAGGCGATACTGGGCTCTTTGCTTAGAAAGAGTCGTAATATCCCAGGACCGGTACGCTTACGAGCTTACCAGTCACTCCGGCCTATTGTTGATTGCGCTGGAGAGGGGCGGGAAGTATCGCATGGGCAGATGATGGGGAGCTACCTCTCCTTTCCTCTCCTTTGCCTTCACTCTTACCTCGCAGCGCGTTGGGCGCTTCGCGGGGAAGAAGGCAATGTCCTTGTAAACGGGGACGACACCCTTGTGTCGGCCCGCCGCTACCTGGAGGCTTCAGATTACCCTAGCGGGTACAAGTTAAATGACCTGAAGACCATCCGGTCAGAAACCGTTGCTGAAATCAACTCAACCGGGTTTCTGAGAGGGAGAGGGGGCAAGTGGCGTGAGATTCGCCACTTGCGGAGAGGTGGATTTCTTTCCGATTAC